GATCTTGATGTAAATTTTTTTGAAGACTTATTAAAAGTTATAGATGAGCTAGATAAACTTAAAGAAGATGATCTTAAACAAGAACAACAGGTCACTAGAATTACTGGCACAAAAGTAGGACAAGATACTCAAACACAAATTATTACGCTAGTACAGGGTGATATAATAAGTCTTAGAAGAAAGGTTGAGCAATCTATACAAGTTGACTTAAACTCAGCACAAGGATACACAGTAATTTTTATACAAGATGGAGTATCTAATACAGTAAAAATAAATGGTGGTGGTGATTCTGTAATAAAAATCACACAAAGTTCATAAGGATATTTATGTTAAAAGGTATGTTAAAAAATGTTGTTGGCTCAATAGCACCAAGTTTAGGTTCTGCTGTTGGTGGTCCATTAGGCGGAATGGCGACTAAAATTATTTGTGAAACATTAGGATGTAAAGCTGATGCAAAATCTATTGAATCTGCTATTAATAATGCTAGCCCTGAACAACTATTACAGTTAAAACAAGCAGAAAAAGACTTTGAAATTCGCATGAAAGAATTAGATGTGGATGTATTTAGACTGGAAGCTGAAGACAAAAAAGATGCTAGAGGTAAATTTAGCAAAGATTGGACAGCTAGAATTATGGGTATTGCAACTGTTGGTGGCTTTCTTGGATATATATTTTTAGTTACCTTACAACCACCTGAGCAAAATAGTGAAGCATTAATAAATTTAGTCTTAGGTTATCTAGGAGGATTAGCAAGTGCAGTTATTTCGTTCTATTTTGGAGCATCTAATTCCAGCGATAAAGGAGAGTAGTATGAACATATCTAGTGAAGGTATTTCTTTAATAAAGAAATTTGAGGGTTGCGAGTTAGAATCATATCAAGATGCAGTAGGCGTATGGACTATTGGTTATGGACATACTAAAGATATTAAAGAAGGTATGACTATATCTAAAGAACAAGCAGATACAATGTTATTAAATGAGCTTGATGAGTATTGTGAGCACGTTGAAAAAGCTGTTGTAGTTAAACTAGAACAATGTCAGTTTGATGCTTTAGTATCATGGACATATAACTTAGGACCAACAAACTTAAACAATAGCACTATGTTAAAAGTATTAAATAAAGAAATGTATGATGAAGTGCCAACTCAAATAAAGCGTTGGAATAAAGCTGGTGGTAAAGTTTTACAGGGCTTAGTAAGACGTAGAGAAGCTGAAGCACTTTTATTTCAAGGTAAAGACTGGACAGAGGTATAGATGCCATTTGCTAAATTTGTATTCAGACCTGGAATTAATAAAGAAGGAACTAACTACTCTAACGAGGGTGGGTGGTTTGATGCAGATAAAGTTAGGTTTAGAAAAGGCAGACCTGAAAGAATAGGTGGTTGGGAAAAAAATTCTAGTAATACTTTTATAGGAACTTGCAGAAAGATTAATACCTATAGCACAGCAACTCAATCACAATATAATATTTTAGGTACGCATAAAAAGTTATACGCACAAGAAGGCACAACCTTTAACGATATAACTCCAATACGATTAACTACAAGTGCAGGTGATGCAACCTTTTCTGCTTCTAATGGTGATGCAACAATAACAGTAACTGAAAATGGTCATGGTGCTGTAAAAGGAGATTTTGTAACTTTTAGTGATGCAGTTTCTTTAGGCGGTAATATTACTGCTGCTGTATTAAATCAAGAGTATGAAATAGATACAATTGTTGATACTAACTCTTATAAAATAGAAGCAAAAGATACAAGCGGTGCTACAGTTACAGCAAATTCTTCAGATACTGGTAATGGTGGCTCTAGCACAGTAGCTGCTTATCAATTAAATGTAGGATTAGATGTATATGTGCCTTACAGTGGATTTGGCTCAGGAGCATGGAGTAGTGGTACATGGGGTGAATCACCAGCTTTATCTTTAACTAATCAGCTTAGACTTTGGAGTATAGATAGTTTTGGAGATGATACGATTGCTGCTCCTAGAAATGGAACAATATATTATTGGGATGAATCATCAGGTGTAGGCACAAGAGCCGTAGCAGCCAGTAGTAGAGGTGGTGCTAGCAATGTACCAACAGCAGTATTTCAAATAATGATGTCAGATATTGACAGACACGTTATAGCTTTTGGTTGTAATCCTATTGGCTCATCAACTATAGACCCGTTATTAGTTCGTTTTTCTGATAGAGAAAGTGCAGTGGATTGGACACCCTCAGCAACAAATTCAGCAGGTGGTGTGCAATTATCTACAGGCTCAACAATCATTGGAGCATTAAGGACACGACAAGAAATACTAATATGGACTGATGCGGGTATTGTATCTATGCGTTTTGTTGGAGCACCTTTTACATTTAGCTTTAATGAAGTAGCAACAGGTATGTCTATGATATCTCCTAATGCTGCAAGTTCAGCAGGTAATATAGTTTACTTTATGGATAATGGAGCTTTTTATAGATACAGTGGTAATGCTCAAAGATTACCTTGTTCTGTATTAGATCATGTTTTTGGTGATTTTAATCAATCACAATCTTTCAAAGTTTTTGCAGCATCAATACCTCAACACAATGAAGTAATATGGTTTTATCCTAGTGCTAATTCTACTGAAGTAAATAAATATGTAATCTACAACTATTTAGAAGAATCATGGAGCATAGGCACAACAGATGATGGCTTTACAAGAACAGCATGGAATCCTGCCTATATATTAGATAATCCTATAGCTGCTGGTAAATTAGATACAACAGATAACAATTATTTATATAACCATGAAGTAGGACACAGTGCAGATGGTTCTTCATTCACAGCATTTATAGAATCAGCAGACTTTGATTTAGACCCTGAAGGAGAAAGGTTTATGTTTATATCTAAGATAATACCTGACTTAGAATACAGGGGTTCAGATGATACTGGTAATACAGTCAATTTTGTTATTAAAGGTAGAAATTATCCATTAGAAAGTTTATCTACATTGCAAACTGTTGCAGTTACACCTAATTCTACTTTTACAAACACTAGAGCAAGAAGCAGGCAAAGTGCTATCAGAATAGAAAATACAGCAGATAATTTTGGATGGCGATTACAAGATATAAATGCTGAAGTAGGAACATTAAAGAAAATGCAACAATCGGTTGTAAGTAAAGCAGTAAGAAGGCATCAGTTTTTATTGATGGGAGCTACAAGTGTCTGATAGTTTAAAAGTATTAGGTCAATCAGCACCCTCAGCTACTACAGAAACAACGCTTTATACTGTGCCTGATAAAGCACAGACTACAGTGAGTTCTATTGTTATATGCAATCGTGGTAGTGGTGCAGGCACATATCGTATTAATATATCTGTAGCAGGAGCTACAACAAGCAATAAAGAATACTTATTTTTTGACAAAGCATTGGCTTCCAAAGTTACAGAAGCTCATGTAATAGGCATAACTTTAAATCAAACAGATGTAGTTAGAGTATATGCTAGTTCAGGAGATTTTAGTTTTAACTTATTTGGTTGCGAAACCTTAGAGGAAAGATAAATAATGAATATAAAAGAACAAACCAAGAATGTAGCAGCACAAGGTCGCTTTGGTGATTCTATGCTTTTGCACGTTAATCCTGCTGAGGTTAAGGGTTTAGCACAAGCAATGCCTATCACCATAAATCCTCAAACAGGACAGCCTGAAGCATTTTTACCTTTTCTTGCACCTTTATTGGGTAGCACATTAGTTAGTGGTTTAGCTGCTAGTGGTGCATTAGGTGCAACATTAGCTGCTAGTCCTGCACTTGCAGCAGGTCTTGGAGCAGGTTTAGCTACTTATGCACAAACAGGTGGTTCTGGGTCTAAAGCATTACTATCTGGTTTAACAGCAGGGTTTGGAACAAATGCAGCAAATACAGCAGCACAAGCAGCAAATGTAGGTCAACAAACTACAGCTAATATTGCAGCAGGAATGACACCAGATGCAGCAGCAACAGCAGCACAAACAGCAGCAGCATCAACACCAAGAGCAGCTACTGGTCCATTAAGTGCAATAAAAGATACATTTATGTCAGGACCTCAAAACACTTTTAATTTCGATCAAGGAGCAACAGCATTAACACAAGGATTAATGTCGCCTAGTGGATTTGCAGCAGTAGGTACAGCAGGAACACAAGGAATAATGGAATCACAAGAACTTTTTGAAGAGATGATGGCTAGAAATGCTAGAGAAGCAGAAGAAGAAAGACGTAGAATTATGGCTGAAAATCCTGAAATGATACCTATAGCCACAGGTGGGGTTACATCTTTTCAAGAAGGTGGTGCTACAGACATAATGAACGCAAGACGTGCAGCTAATAATATTCCTTTTGAAGACGATTATGATTATTCAGGTGGATATTCTGGCTACA